CCTTCAATATCTCCATTTACCCAATAGTAATATGCTCGTACTATACCCTCTTTCTTATCGTGATACGATTCAATGTTATAAACTCTATATGTCCCATTTTTAGCCTTCCATAGAATATTTTTCCATTTGTTATGCGTATGATCTGGCACTTCATCAGGAATGGATGACATTAATTGCTGTAAACTTTCTGGATGATACATTGCCGACCATTCTTCATTTTTAAGATTTGATAAAAACTCTCTGGTGTATCCTGTCATAGAAGTATCTCCAGTTACTTTGTTTTTACCAAACATTTTTGTTTTTGGGTCAAATACAACTTTTGTTTTAAAATGAAACGCTGGTTTTTTTTTGGTTTCTTTTTGTTGGTTAACGATTGTGCTTAATCGCGCAATTTCCCTCTTTTGCGATTCTATTTTGTCTTTCTGAAGGTCTATTATATATGAAGCATCCACTTGTTGCTCTCCTTTATTTATGTGAATTGGTTTTTCCTCAACTACAACGCTTTCTCCTACCCCTGAAACTGTTTTTGGCTCTCTATTAGCCACCATATCTGAATCTGCCTGAACTAAATCTCCCAAAATAGTCGAATATTGCATTAGGATATGATTTGGAATCTTTCTGCTCTTCCAAGAAGCAATAGTTGGCTGAGATACATTTAGCTTGTCAGCTAATGCTGTATCTGTAAAAACCCCAAAATGAGACTTTAACTTTTTAATTATATTATTAGAATCCATTAATAACTATTGCTTATGTAATAAAAATGTAATAATTTATCGTGTATCATGTAATATTGATATGAATCATTACAATATATTAGGAATTATTAATGAAAAATCAAACAAAAACTTTTACTACTAGAGAGATAGCGGAACACTTCAATGTTCACCCAGCAACAATTCGACTATGGGTAAAGTCAGGAAAGATCAAAGAAATCAATCTTGGCTACAGAACAAAACGCTATGACATCAGCGATTTAATACTATAATAAAAGAGGTAATAGTATGTTAGAACAGGAACTACTACAATCACCTATACCAGTAGAAAGGCATGACCTTGCCAATGGAAGATGGTATTCACCATTAGAATCGTATTGGGAAGAACATTTTAAAGATGCACCGATGATATATAAGCGATCATCTACCACCTTTGAGAATGTATTAGATAAAGGTATAGGCTTTCACACATGGTTAGGTAATTCACCAACGTATGAAGCAGCTATGGACTACGCAAATAAACGCGCAGCTATAGGAACAATCGTACATGATTATTGTGAACGATTATTATTAGGTACAAAGATCAATTTTGAAGAGCAACCTAAATGGCATAACAAAGACACCGATGAGTTAGTCCCTGTCAGTAGAGAGATGATTAAATACATTATGTCTTTTATGCAGTTTTGTGAGGACTCTCAAGTAAATGGAGAGTTTACAACAGAAGCTACAGAGATATGTATGTTTGATTTAGCAGCAGACTCAGAGGGTAATCAGTTACATCCCTGGGCAGGAACTGCCGACTGGGTAGTGCGCTTAGTGAATAAGAAAGGGGAAGAAGAACGATGGATTGTGGATTGGAAAACAGGGAAACCATACAATGCACATCAACTTCAGTTAACCTCATATAAGATATTGTGGGAATCTTTATTCCCTGATTATCCGATAGATGGTGTAGCGTGTCTATACCTGAAATCAGGATGGCGTAAAGCACCTAATTATACTTTTAAGAAGTATAAGTGCGATGAAGCAACTTGGAAAAAGGTTGTAGAAGTCTCGGACTGGGCGAATAATAATCCTGTTCCGTCTTTTCCAAAGGACTTACCTACAACCTTCACATTAGTAAAAGAAGAAGAAGAACAGGAACAACTAAAGGAGTCAGCGTAATGGCTTTTGACAATACAAATAAAGGTGCTTTGTTTACCGCAAAAGAGCGTAAGACAGACAAGCATCCCCACATGACTGGGAAAATCAATCTTGATGGAAAAGACTATAGCTTATCTGCTTGGTCGAATCAATCAAAGAAAGGAGATAAGTATTTATCTCTGAAGGTTAGCGAGTTTCAAGCTAATCAACAAAAAGAGGATGATGGACTACCCTTCTAAATCCATACCAGACTGTAATGGGCGGGCGCATCCCCGCCCTGAACAGTTTGAGTGCATGACTGCTTCAGAGCAAGCGGACTACTTCAAGGAGTTTGCGGAAACAACTTGTAAGTATTGTTCTGGTGATGGTGGTGTACTTGATACTGAGTATGAAGAGAGAGGGTACTACCAAGTACCGCATGAATTTTTTGAACCCTGTCAGTGTACTGATCAGGAGTAGCTATGAGAACCACATACCATGCCTACCTTCAACGAAGCACTATTATACGGTAAACAAATAGAACAATTAGTTCTCGATAGGATTCGAGAACAAGACCCGTTTGCTTTGCCTATTCCTGGCAAGTTTAAACAGTTCGATTTGTATTCACCTTCTACCAATACAAGGATAGAAGTAAAAAGTGACCAAAAGTCACAACACACCAACAATTTCTTAATCGAAACCTATATGTATCATAAACCATCGGGTATTCTGTCCACAGAAGCCGATATATGGGTGTTTTATGATGGAAAGAATTTAGTATGGGTAAAGCCTGAGAAGATTAAGGATTTAATTTTAGAAAAAGGGTATCAACAAAGATTGATTACAGGGAAAGGAGATACAGAACCAAAACGCTGCTATCTCATTCCTACCCATGAAATTTATACTATATCAACGAAAGTGGAGTCAATACATGAAGATCAATCCTAAAGATTTAACATGGATCAGAAAAGGTCTAGCCAGTGAAGTATTAAAAAGTAAAGCAGAGAATGATAAAGAGGCAGTACAGGAAGTGCAGCAGTTATTGGATCGTTTGGATACAATGGAAAAAGAATTTTATAAAAACAATGCCCCACAACAAACAAATAACTAAACCTGTGAGTAAAACAATAAACGAGCAGGATGTGATTATTGGAATAGTATTCAATAAAAAAGTTATTGGCAAATGTGATGTTTTCTTTTGGTTGGCTGCTCAAAGAAAACTGTGGGGCAAGATTTACAAACAAAGGAGAATCAAATGAATGAATATTTATGGAGTGAACTTATCAATCATAGGCATGATATAATTATACCTATACTGGTGGTCGTGGTCATTTTATATCATTATTTAGATCGTTGGTACTTAAAAAAACAATTTGAAGAAATGAAAAAAATATTATTTGAGATCTTTGATGAGGTAGAGAAATGATACTGATTGATATTCCTAATTGGATGTTAATAGTGGGGTGGTTTTTTACTCAACTGCTCAAATTAGTGGTAACAATGTTTATTTTGGTAATCAGTTTAAATAGAATAGATAACTGGAGAAAAAAATGAGTAAGTGGCAGGTGTATAAAGATAAGAAGGAATTGCCTATATGTTGTGGTGTGTATGTGATGTATAAGGATGATAAGGTGATGTATGTAGGGATTTCCAAGAATGTACGACAGAGATTCTCAAAACACGCAATTAAAGACTGGGATACTGTAAAGATGAAGCCTGCCACTACCTATGGAGCTGCACATGATTTAGAAGCAAAGCTAATAAAGAAGATTAAACCTGAACTAAATAGTCAGGGTAGTAATCGTATGCAGTTGTCTACAAGACATAGACTTACCGTGCAGCCAGATATATATCAAAGGTTTAGAACATTTTGTTATAGCAAAAATATAAAGATGAAAGAAACCTTGAATCAGATTCTAAAAGGGTTTTTGGAGGCAGCAGAAAATGGCAAGTAAATCTAAATCAAAAGGAAATACTTACGAAAGAGAACTCGTAGAGCAACTTGCAAAAGCGGGGTATAAGGTAAAACGCGCCTGGGGATCGGATGGTAGAAGTATGGGGTTTACAGAAGATGTGGATATAGTGGCAAAGAAGGATAAGAAAACTTTGAAGATACAAGCAAAGAGAAGAAAAAGTATTCCACAATGGTTAGCATTTGGTAATTGTGATTTGGTGATGACCAGGGCAGACCGAGGTGAAACGGTGGTACTAATGAAAATGAAGGATTGGTTGAAATGAATTGTTGGCATTGTAATACAGAATTGATTTGGGGTGGGGATTTTTCTTACGAGGACTATGGATTAGAAGGTGATGGAATCGTAAGTAACCTATCTTGTCCAAATAAAAAATGCAATGCAGATGTTCTCATATATCTGCCTATAAAAGATGACTTACTACACGATCAACATAAAGATTAAAGAAAGACTTTCTTCCTCGCAGA